GTGGTTCGCTGTGTGTGCAAAATCCCAGGCATTGACCCCGCATAAATACAGGGGAGTAAGCCATGCGACATGAGGCGATTCACGCTTGCATCCGCATCCATGTAACGCTAAACTAATCACATGAAGTGTGAAGTGTGCGGCACCCCAGTCCAGGCTGGAGCCCGTGGCCGCAAACCTAGATTTTGTGGGACCAGGTGCAGAGTTCGCTCTCACCGTGGCCACCACATCCCAGTAGAGCTCAGACGGTTACCCCGCTGGATTAGACACAAATCCAAAGTGCCAATCACAGTGACGGGCCAAGCCGCCAGCTCTACAAACCCAGCCACCTGGAGTGACTACCAATCAGCCGCAGATTCCCCTCACGGGGATGGCCTTGGTTTTGTCCTCAACGGTGATGGGATTGTGTGCATTGACCTAGACCATTGCTTTGATGGTCAGCCAACCGCAGAGGCCCAGGCTTTGATTGATTCATTGCCTGAGACTTATGTGGAAATCAGTCCCAGTGGGACAGGGTTACACATCTGGGGATTTGCAGTCCTGGAAAAGGGCCGCCGCTTTACCCGCAACGGGCTGAGCGTAGAAATCTACCCATCTGGCCGTTACCTCACAGTGACGGGCAGAGCACTGACCCGCAAAGGCTTTGCACACTTAGATTTGACCGAATTAGCGAAAAGCTAACCAATCCGAAATGGAGACACACTATGGCAATGGCAGGTAGAAAACCCGCAGACAGGCCAACCGTAACCAGACACAAACCAACCGTGGACTGGACAGAGGTTGCCGCAGTTCCATACACTGGACCAAAGCCAGAGCTACCAACTAGCCGCCTGGTTATGAATCCCAAAGGCGAGCTCCAAGAATTTCCCATTGAGCCACGCACCCGTGCCTGGTGGGATGCCATCACATCCATGCCTCATTGCATTTTGTGGCAGGATTCAGATTGGCAATTTGCAATTGATACCGCCATGGTTCACGCTGATGCGTGCCACGGCAAGACCACCGCAATGGCAGAGTTGAGGATGCGGGAAAAGGTTATGGGCACCACCGTAGATGCCCGCCGTGACCTACGCATCCGCTATGTAGAGCCTGAGCCTGAGACCCCCGCAATAGCTCCAGTGGCAAGTCTTGATGACCGCCGCCAGAAATTGCTAGATGCGTGAGAGAGTTCAAGCCAGCACCCATGACAGAAAAAAGTCACTGGGTTGGATTGCCATTTGGTGGATTGAGACTTTTTGTGTTCACGGTCCTGGAGATGTTCAAGGCCAGGCAGTTGAACTAGATGAAGAATTTGCCGCCTTTATCCTAGACAGCTACGCACTGGATGACACAGGCCGCCGCCTCTATGACTCAGCATTTATCAGTAGAGCCAAGGGCCGTTCCAAATCTGAGCTGGCAGGATTCATCACCCTATTTGAAGCAATGGGCCCAGCCCGTTTTGATGGATGGGCTGAGGGTGGAGAAACTTATGAGCGTGAGGGGTATGTCTATACCTACGCTCCAGGTGAGCCGCTAGGCAAATTAGTAACCGCACCCGTTATCAGGTGTCTGGCTACTGAGGAGGGCCAGGCTGGCAACACCTATGACAATGTGTATTTCAATCTCACAGAGGGCCCACTAGGCAACGGGCTCCCCAGAGATGCCGCTGGACTAACCAGAATTTTTCTACCAGGTGGCGGGGAGATTATTCCCAGCACCGCATCCAATAGTTCCAAGGATGGTGGTAAAGAGACATTTGTGGTCTTTGATGAAACCCACCTCTACACCACCAGGGAACTAAAACGGATGTATGACACCGTTCGCCGTAACCTGGCAAAGCGTAAAGCCGCAGAGCCGTGGTCACTGGAAACATCCACCATGTATTTGCCTGGTGAGAAATCCGTGGCTGAGGAAACGCATGACCTTGCAAAGCTCATCCGTGAGGGTAAATCAAAAACTCAGAGGCTATTGTTTGACCACCGTGAGGCTGATGCTGACATTGACCTCACAGACCCAGAGCAGGTGCGTGCTGGAATCCGTGAAGCCTATGGCCCATTTTCAAAGGTCATGGATGTAGAGCGCATCCTCACTGAGTTCTATGACCCACGCAATGACCCGCAGGATTCACGCCGCTATTATTTCAATCAGCCCACATCATCCAAGGATGCCTGGGTCAGCTCACCTGAATGGATGGCATGTGCCTCATCTAAAGAGGTTGCCAAGGGTGAGGAAATTACACTTGGATTTGACGGTTCCAGAAAACGCACTAGAGGCGTGACAGATGCCACAGCCCTAATTGGATGCCGTGTTTCAGATGGGCATTTGTTTGAGATTAGAATCTGGGAGCAACCAGATGGCCCCGCAGGTGAGGGATGGGAAGTCCCAATCACTGAGGTGGATTATGAAGTGCGCCAAGCATTTGAGCGTTTCAATGTAGTTGGATTTTTTGCAGACCCAGCTAAATGGGAAAGCTACATTGCTCAATGGGAGGCAGACTTTGGCAAAAAGCTAAAAGTCAAATCTACCCAGGCTCATCCTATTGAATGGTGGATGACTGGAAACCGTAGCTATTTGGTAGTGCGTGCTTTGGAGCAGTTCCAAAATGCCGTGCTAGATAAAGAGCTCACACATAACGGATTGGCATTGACTAGACATGTCCTCAATGCACGCCGTAGATTGGGCCGCTCTGGTGTTAGCATTGCCAAAGAGCATCCTGAATCACCTAACAAGATTGATGCCGCAGTTGCGGCAGTGCTGGCCTACCAGGCTAGATTGCAAGCCCTATCCAAGGGTGAAGCTACTAAGACAACATTTGTGCCTCGCCGCATAAGATAGGAAATTAGATGGCCACTCAGCTAAATGGCTCACAGCAAATGATGCTGAAAAGTCTGGCAAAGGCTCAGGCTCACTATAACTTGCTAGAGCGTTACTATGACGGTGATGCCCCGCTCCCAGAGGGCGCAGAGGGCCAATCCCGTGCATACCGCCGTTTTCAGCGCAAAGCTAGATTGAATCTAGCCCAGCTTGCAGTTGCCGCAGTCCGTGAGCGTATGAGGATTGGTGGTTTCCGCACTGGAGCCGCAGATGATGAGAATGGTGATGATGTCGCACGCCGTTTGTGGAAGTCAAACAATCTTGATGTTTATTCCGCAGACCTGCACACTAACTTTTTGAAGTTTGGTGAGGCATACGCAATTGTGGGCATGCCAAATGGCCGTGAGTATCCATTGGTAACCGTAGAGGACCCACGCCAGGTTTATTGCGTGACCAGCCCAGAGGACCCAGCAACGGTGCTGGCCGCCGTAAAGGTATTCACTGAGAATGGCAGACACTATGCCTATTTCTACTATCCGAATGAGATTCTAATTTTCTCAAAGCCCGCTGATTCAAGTGCATTTGACATTGACCAGTGGTCCTATGATGAGATGTCTAGCGCAACCAACCCACTGGGGGAGGTTCCCGTGGTCAAGTTCACCAACGCTGATGGCCGTGGTGAGTATGAGCCTTATCTAGACATCATTGACAGAATCAATCACATGATTCTCCAGAGGCTAATCATTGCCACCACCACAGCGTTCAAACAAAAGTGGGTCAAGGGCGATTTTCCAACGCATGACCAAGATGGCAATGAGATTGACTATAACGGTCTATTTGAAGCAAGCCCAGGCGCAATGTGGGTGCTCCCACCTGATGCAGAGCTAGGCGAGCTAGACCAGTCATCCATGCAAGACATCATCAATGCCGTGCGTGCTGACATTCAAGATTTTGCGGCAGTTACCCGCACACCTATGCACTATCTATCTCCAGATGGAGCTAACCAGAGCGCAGAGGGCGCATCCCTTGCCCGTGAGGGTCTAGTGTTCAAGACTGAGGACCGCATTGCCCGTGCAACCGTGGGCTGGTCAAAGGTCATGTCACTTATGTTCAAGTGGATGGGTGACACAGAGCGTGCCAACATGTTGGACCTAGAGCCACTATGGAAGCCCGCAGAGCGTTACTCACTATCTGAGCGTGCTGATGCTAATACTAAGTTCCAGGACATGCCATTCCGTTCACGCATGAAGTTGGTTGGACAATTTAGCCCAGCCGAAGTTGCAGAGATGGAAGTTGAGCGTGCAGGTGAGCAATTACTCACTGAGGCACTACTTGGCACTGCCCCTAATGGCGAAACTTTACCAGGCAATGAGCCAAGCCTCAAAGAAAAGGCAGAATCACTTGGAGCGTTCATCCGTTCTGGTGTAATTCCAGAGGATGCCGCCAGACTTTCAAACCTTGGCGGTGAGGTCAGATTTGTGGATGCAATCCCAATCACCCTAAAGCCAACACCACTAGTTGAAGCTGAGACAGCGGTAACGGAACAGCAAGCTGAATAATGGCAACCCAGCAAGAACTTTGGGATGGTTATTCCAGGCTAAGCACCAGGCTAGTCAATGGCACTGGTGAAAAGCTAGGCAATGCCTTTCGCAATCTTGGCTCATGGCGTGATGAGGATTACCAAAGATTCTTGAAACTAGCTGATAACACCGTAAGTGGTGCAAAGCTCCAGGCGGCTAAATTGCAAACTGGCTACTACTCAGAAATGGCCAAAATTATAGATGAGCCATTCAAGGCAGTGCCTATGTCTCAGATTGATTTGTCCACGCCAGCACTACGCAATGGTGTAACTAGCGCAGAGGTTTATAGACGGCCATTTGTGGAGGTCTATACAGCACTGGCTCAGGGTAAGCAAATGACTGATGCCATTGAAGCTGGTGCCCGCCGCATGACATCTATTGCATCCACAGATGTTCAATTAGCCAGGCGTGAAGCTGGTTTGCAGAATCGCCAAAACAATGAGCGCATTGTGGGCTATCGCAGAGTTTTGACTGGCTCAGAGAATTGCGCTTTGTGCTATGTAGCATCTACTCAGAGATACACAAAAAGCGATTTGCTCCCAATTCACCCAGGTTGCGATTGTGGAGAGATGCCAATTTATGGCACCAAAGACCCTGGCCAAGTTTTGGACCAATACAATTTGGACAAAATACATGAAGCCGTGGACCAAAGATTTGGCGTTTCATCTAGAGATGCCAGAACAGCAATTGACTACCGTGACATAAAGGTCCAGCAACATGGCGAATTAGGCCCAGTGCTAACAGTCAGGGGTCAAAAGTTCACCACACTAGGCACTGAAATTGGGCCAATCCTGGAGAGCGGTCAGTTCTATCTTGATGAAGCTATTGAGGTCCAGTATGGACCCAGGGCAAAGAGACTGGCTGAGGATGTTTATACCAGTGCAAGAGGCTCTGAGCCAGCTATCACTGAGGCAATGGAAAACATTGCTAGTGCAAACAATGCTGAGTTGAGCGGTCTAAAGTTTAGACTGAAAACCAAAGACAGCCTGGCTAGAAAAATTGCTAAAGATGCTGAGGAAAAGGGCATCTCGCTATCTAGGGCGGCAAGTGAGATTGGTGACTCAGTTAGATTCACCATGGTCTCAACACCCGCCAACTATGCCCGCACGGTGACTGACACCCTGGATGATTTCAGAGCACAGGGATTTGAAGTTGTCAAGGTCAAAAACTACTGGCTAAAAGACAATGGCTACATGGGCATGAATGTGAACATGCGTAGCCCAGATGGTCAAAAGCTGGAATTGCAGTTCCATACCCCTCAATCACTAAAGGTCAAAGACCCATCACACAAACTTTATGATGAGTCCAGAAAACTACCAGATGGCCCAGAAAAGGATAGACTGGTGGAGGAATCACGCAAGCTATGGCGTGATGTGGTGATTCCAGGTGGATTAGATGGAATTGGCATACCCACATTTCAGTAGATAGGACCATTGTGAACAGAGTTTTGTATTTCATTTATAGTGCCGCAGTTGGCGCAAAGCCACTGGATGAGGGCTCAGCATTGTATGCAAGAGTTTTTAGAACTGAATACTCATTCAAAGACTATAAGTGGGACAGAGATGCAAATGAATGGGTAGCCAGTGATTATCTTGGCTATCTCACCGCTACTGGTTCACCAGATTTGGAAAATGTGGCAGAGGAAAATCTGCCAGACCAAATCACTAAATTCTAGATTTCAGCAAATCGCTGATTAGCTCTGAAAAGAGCGCACACCCTATCCGAAACGGAGACCATAATGACTGACAAAGAAACAGAGCAGATTGATTCACAGCCAATTGAGGCTGAGGTCACTGACACCGCTACCCCAGAAATTTCTGAAACTGAAAAGCTCCAGGCTGAGGTAGAAAAGTGGAAATCTCTGAGCCGCAAAAATGAACAGCAAGCAAAAGCAAACATTGCCGCCGCTAAAGAGTTAGAGGAAATCAAAAAATCCCAGCTATCCGACACTGAAAGACTGATTGCAGAAACTAAAGAGCAAACAGCTTTGGCAGTGCGCCGTGAGTTCGCTGGTAAGTTGGTGGATGCAGAACTCAAATCACAGCTCAACGGCAGATTGCTAGATGCTGGTGCTTTATTGTCTTTTGACAAATCCGCATTTATAGATGATGACGGCAATCCAAACTCAGAGGCTATTCAGTCATGGGTTGAGGCGCATAGCAAAACCGCAGACATTCCAGCTCCAGACTTGGCGCAGGGTGCCCGTGGAAATAATCCGAGCAAAGCTCAAATCCGTTCAAGAGATGAGCTCCAAAACATGTCCCCAGCGGAAATCTTACAGGCCCGTAAAGAGGGCCGCCTAGATTCCCTAATGGGCAAACTATAAGAAAGAGAAATAATGGCAATCAATAACTTTATTCCAGAGGTATGGGCGGCAGGTGTTACGCAATCATTCATTGCTAACCAGATTGTTATCCCTACCCTAAACACCCAGTATTCTGGTGTTGCAACCCGTGGAAACACAGTGCACATCATCAATGCAACCACCCCAACCGTAGTGGACTACGCCGCCGCTGGCCGTAGCATCACCGCAGAGGCTCTGTCCGACACTGAGGTCCAGCTACTAATTGACCAGGAAAAGGCGTTCTCTGTCAATGTGGATGATGTGGACCGTGTTCAGGCCGCAGGTGAGTTCAACGCTTGGACTGAGGCCGCTGGCCGTGCCCTAGCAGAGGATGCTGAGGCTTATGTAATTGACCAGATGCTAAATAACTCAACTCAGGGCAACCCATCCTCAGTTGTTGTAGACACCCCAGCCGAAGCTAAGGCCGCTATCCGTGCAATCCGCAAAGCTCTAACTGAGGCTAAGGTTCCATCCGCTGGCCGCTTTGTAGTAGTAAACCCAGACATGGCTGACCTACTACTTGCTGACCTATCAGATGTCGGTGCCGCAGGTTCCTCAACTGAGCTCCGTGATGGCCAGATTCTACGCCTATACGGAATGGATGTTCTAGAGAGCCCATTGGTAGATGTAGACCGCCCAGCCGCTATCGGTTACCACCAGGACATGGTTGCATTTGTAAACCAGATTGAATCCCTGGAGAGCCTACGCAACCCAACCAAGTTCGCTGACATTGTGCGTGGACTAAATGTTTATGGTTCAAAGGTTGTAAAGACTGAGGCAGTTGTCCGTTATGTATCGGCTCCAGCCGCCTAAATAACCTAACCGCTGAGGGCCCTGGGCAACTGGGGCCCTCAGTCATAACCACACAATTTTTAGAGAGGTCATAGATGGCACTGGCCACCATTGCAGATGTAGAGGCACGCCTAGGGCGTAGCCTAACCGTAGCCGAACAGCCAAAAGCCGCCGCCTACTTGGAAGATGCCAGTGCGCTATTTGTCCAGCGTGCAGTGCAAAAATTTGAAGTTGGCGAGAGCACAGTGAGGCTATTCCCCAAAGATGGGATTGTCCGATTGGTGCAGAGGCCAGTGATTGAGGTTGTTGAAGTCAAGGACATTGATGGTGTAGAGATTGATTACACTTTTGATGGACATCAAAGCCTCTATGACCTAGGTGCATACACACCAGTGACCGTGACTTATGAGCACGGTTCTGCCACTATCCCAGCGGATGTGGTTGCGTGTGTAGCTGGCATGGTTGCCCGCACCTTATCAATCAGCCCAGATGCCGCCGCAGGTGTCACTCAGCAAAGTGTTGGCCCATTCTCACAGTCCTATGCAACATGGGCAGTTGGTGGCCAAGTAATGATGAGCCCCGCAGAGGCAAAGGTTGCAGACTACTACCGTGGTCTGACATTCCGCTCCACATCAATCCTAGGAAACGGCAACTATGGAATCTATTACCCAAATCCGACAAAGTTCCAGCGGGACTGATGCTTATGGTGAGCCAATCATTGTCACCACTGAAATCCCACTCACTGGGATAGTAGCGGCTAGGACTGGCTCCAAGACAGTTGGTGCGGCTGAAATCACAGTCACATCAGGTCTCACGCTCTACTTACCACCAGCCACAGAAATCAAAGTAGATGATGTGTTTGTGGTGCGTGGTGAGCGTTATGTGGTAGATGGTGAGCCATTTGATTGGCGCAATGGCCTGGGCAATTGGACACCAGGCACAGTTATTGACTTACAGAGAGAAATCAATGGCTAGTAAAATCCCTGGTGGTAACGGTAGGGTTTATCTCCATAGACAGGGCATGAGAGAACTTTTACAGTCAAATGAAATCAGGGCTGGATTGGTAATGAGGATGTTGCCAGTTCAAAGCGCATTGCCAGGCTCAAAACTAGAGGCGGTAATGAGGCCAACCCGTGTAGCCGTAAAGGTATCCAGGGGCTCTGATTTTGATGAAGCAAATACTGGTGACCTATCCAGAGCGTTAGATTTATCTGGTGGCCGCCGTGGAACAAAAATCAAAACCCCAAAACCTAAGAGAGGTGCATGATGGCTGATGGTGTTATTTTTAGTGACATCATGGCGCATCTAGTTGAGCGGATTGGCACAGAGCTAACCGCCAGAGGATACACATCCACTAGAGTTGGTATCAAAGCCAATGACAGCGCATCTCAGGTAATACTTAGGCGTGACGGTGGAAGCCGTGACAGCAAAACCGTAATGAGCTCAGTTATAGGTGTGAACATCTATGAGACTAGCTATGCAAATGCAGAGACTTTAGCCATACTGGTTGAAGCAATTTTTGATGACTTGCCAGATGGAAATCCCATTGTGGCTACATCTGTTCAGTCCTCCATCCAGGATGTGACAGACCTAAAGGGAGAGCGTAGATTTATGCGCTTTGCCGTAACACATAGAGGCACCAACCTCTAACTAGTTAGATTGGAAATAAATAATGGCACTAGATTCAGACAATGTAAGAGTTGCAGTGACGGGTGCGGTGTATGTTGGTCCAACCAGCGCAACCGCTCCATCATCATCCAGCTCAGTCCTAACTGGTTTCACTGACCTTGGCTATGTATCGGCTGACGGAATCACTGAGACTATTGACAAGACCACCTCACAGATTAGAGCATGGCAAAACGGTGCTCTAGTGCGTGAAGTAGTTTCTGAGGGAACTTACTCAGTAGCAATGACATTCATTGAGACCAATGAAGATGTCCTAGAGCTTTACTTTGGTAGCACCCTGACATCAGGTGAACTTGATGGAGACCCTACAAAGCAGGGTGGCCGTAAGTCATTTGTGATTGATGTTGTAGATGGTGACATTGTGGAGCGCACCTACATCCCAGCGGGTGAAGTAACCGCAGTGGGAGAGCGCACCCTAGCATCAGGTGAGGCAATTGGTTACAATGTGACCATCACCGCCTATGCAGACACCGACAGCGTGACATTCAAGAAGTGGTTCTCACAGCTAGAGGCATAAATAATGCTATGATGGGGGAGGGGCCACAAACCCCTCCCTCTATCTAGAAAAGAGACAAAATGTCAGTTATCAAATTAGAAACAGCACAAAAAAGACCAGACCTAAAAGTTGAGTATGACGGCAAGGTCTATGTGCTACCAGGCAAAATCTCAGGCGCAATGGTTGAGAAAATGATTGCCTCACAAAAAGACGGCGGAGATGAAGCATTTCTAGCCGTGTTCTTATCTGATGTAGTCCCAGCGGATTTCAAAAGTGCGATTGCCCAGGATGACCTTGGCCCACTTGCAAAGATTTGGTTGGAGCACATTCAGGGCCCAAAAGATTCTGGCTCCACAGTGTAATCTCGGAGCATGAAGCTGAACTAGTTTATGACCTTAGAAAATTGGGAATCAATCCCGCTAAGGTGAATTTTGATGAGCTAGTTCTACTAGTAGATGTCTTACTAAGAGACCCATCTAGTTGGCTCCATGCCGCAGTTGCAGGATGGAAGCATCCAATCAGTTATGAGTGGACAGTCAATGTTGCCACTTATGATTTGCTGGCCCAGGTTTATTCAGGTAAGAGAAAACCAAAACCCTATCCAAGACCTTGGAGAGACCCAAATGTCAAGGCAAAGGGTAAAGCCAGAAAAGATGCTAGAGAAATTCTAAAGCGTGCGAAAGATGGAGAACTAGATTGGCAGAACAAGCCTATGCGTATGTAACACTCATCCCAGTTGCCAAGGGTTTCCAGGCAGGTATTGCCAAAGAACTTGCTGGCATCCCTGAGCTTGGCGCACAAAAGGGCCTCTCCGCTGGCGAAACATTCAAAAAGGGTTTCAAGGATGCAATGTCTCAGGGCCCATCTTTGGGTTCTGTTATTGGCGGTGCACTTACTACTGCCGTGGTTGCTGGTGGCGTGGCAATCAGCAAAGCACTCACAGCCGCATCTGGATTCTATGCGGAATTTGAGGGTGTCAATCAGATTTTCTTGGATGGTGCTGATGCAGTCCAAACATTCGCAGACACCGCCGCAACTAGCATTGGTCTATCTGAGACCGAAGCACTAAGAGCCGCAAAAGCATTTGGTGGTTTCGCTACCGCCGCAGGATTGAGCGGGCAAGCCGCCGCAGATTTCAGCATTGATTTGCTCCAGGCCGCTGGTGACCTAGCATCATTCAATGATGTCCCAGTTGAGCAAGCTCTCCAGGCATTGCAGTCTGGACTTGCAGGACAATCAGAGCCGCTGAGAAATTTCCAGATTTTTATTGATGATACCACTCTAAAGGCATACGCCATGGAGCAAGGTCTGGGTGATGTCTATGACAGCATGACCCAGAATGAGAAAACCATTTTGCGTCAAGGCGCAATCATGGAACAGCTTGGCGTGCGCCAGGGTGATTTTGTCAATTATGCTGACACATTTGGCAACGCCATCAAGACCATCCAGGCAACCTTTGCAGACCTAGGCACTGAGATTGGCCTAGCCCTCATGCCAGCATTTGAGGAATTGGTTGTCACATTCCGTGATGGCTTAGCTCAAATCAAAGACCCCACCACGGATTTGGGTGAGGCTTGGAATGAGCTTATTGGCACATTTGAAGCATTTGGCGAAACATTCGCAATGGTATTTGGTAGGATTGATGCCGCCAAGGTCCTAGAAAACATTTTGGATGTTGTCCAGATGTTGGTGAATGGTTTCTCACAAATCATCTACATTGGTGGAGATGTTGCTGATACCCTTAGCAAGATTTTCTCTGGTGACTTTGAGGGCGCATACAAAAACGCATCCACATTCTTCACACGCTATAACAGATTTGTGGATGGTCTCTATAAGAGCGCAGATGATGCCGCCGCTAGAGCAATTGGTAACCGCCTAGCAGATAACCAAAAGCAACTTGCTGATGCCATGAAAGGTGTCAAGGTCCCAGCACCAACATTCACATTCACTGGTGGTGCGGCTGGTGGCACGGCTAAGAGTCAGCGTGAGCAACTTAGAAAACTAATCAGAGACACTAGAGCCAGTTTCAAAGAGGCACGCCAAGAATACGCCAAAGAGGTAGCAGACCTCAATAAAGATTTTGAAGCGGCACAGACCAAAATTGGTGAAGCCTATAATGAGGCAGTTGCCCAGGCAAATGAAACTTTTGCCATGCGTTCTGCCGACATTGCAAAGCAATTTGATAAGGCAGTCAATGCCGCAACCAAACGCCGTGATGAGAGTTTGGCTAGTGCGCTCACTGAGCACAATAAGAGACTCAGCCAGATTCAAAAAGACTTTGCCCAGAGACAGGCTGACATCATTCAGCAATCAATGGACAGATTGCGTGATGCTTACCGTAATGCGGTGGCTATCAATGTTGCAAGCATCTTTGACAGTGATGAGTTGGCTGGTTCAATTGATGGCACGGTTGAGGTTTTGCGTGAAAAGCTACTGGCCTCACAGCAACTCATTGACAATGCGGCCAAGCTAAACGCTCTCGGATTCTCTCAGACATTTATTGAGCAGGTAGTTGGTGCGGGCACTGAGCTAGGTAATGAGCTGGCAAATAGCATCCTAGGCGCAACCCCTGACACCATTGCAGAGCTGAAATCACTTTATGGACAGCTAGAGGACCAGAGCGAAACCGCTATGGATTCGCTGGCTCAGGCTATCTATGATGAAGCTGGCCTAGCAACCTCAGAACTAAAAGCACTTTATGCAACGGCTGAGGCAGAGCTGGTCATTGCACTGGAAGAACAAAACCAGGCTTATCAAGAGACCATTGCTGAAATCAATGCTCAGTTCAACCAGTCAATTGTGGATGCTCAGATTGCCCGTGATGAGGCTCTGGTTGAGGCTCAGGCCGCATTGGATAGAGCAATCCAAGAGGCTAAGGATAGGCGTGACAAAGCTCTCAAAGAGGCTGAGGAAGCTCTCCAAGAGGCATTGCTCAAAGCCGCAGAGAATTTTGACAAAGACCTAGCCAACATCCAGAAACAATTCAATACTAAAATTGCTGAGATGAAAGGTGCGGCAAAAGCACTGGCCAGCCAGATTTCTGCACTGCAAAGCCAGATTGCATCCGCTCAGGCCGCCGCCGCCGCAATAAAGGTCCCACAAATTCCAGCCCAGGTAACACCAAAGGTCAAACTGGCTGAGGGCGGTTTGGTAACGGGTCCAACTAACGCACTGATTGGCGAGGCTGGGCCAGAGGTAGTGATTCCGCTAGACAGATTTGAAAGCATGATGAACATGACTAGCAGTAGTGCCTCCATCAATTACTATGCGGCACCAAACCAGTCAATTGATTCAGAGCGTGATTTGTTCCAGGCAATGCGTAGAGCAAAGGTGGTAGTAGGTTGGTAAATGTGAACTATGCGCTAGTAGGCGCAAACGGTGACACAATTGTTTTTGATTCAACCAATTATGTGCTCAACCCTGATTTTGTCGGATTCTATGTTCCACCCGCTGAGGTAAGAATTGAAAACAGCGCAGGTGATGGCGGTGTCTTTAGACATGCCAAGCGTGGTGTGAGAAACCTAGACCTCCCAATCACAGTCATTGGCACTGATAGAGGGGATGTCCAGACAAAGCTGAGACGGCTTGCAAAGCTAACTCAGAATCTATTTGGACCGCTACGCATTGAAGCCCGCTACACAGATGGCGAAATTCTATCTCTGTCCACCTATTACACAGGCGGCGCAGAGGGTCAATGGGGCTCATCTGGTGGATTGGTTTGGTCACGCATCACGCTATCCCTCCAGGCTCCACAGCCATACTGGCAGAGCACCACAGTAGAACAGTTCACAATCACCCGTGGCTCAACTGGCCGCTCACTATTGCCTCAGCTAAGTAAGCTCAGGATTTCATCCTCACAGGCACTTGGAACAGTTCTCATCAATAACACTGGTGATGTTGCTATGTATCCAACTTATAGGGTTATTGGCCCAATCACTGACCTGGCTATTTCATCAAATGGATTCAGCTTTGGATTCAATGAGCCATTGCTGACTGGTGAGATTATCTATGTGAACACTGAGACTGGTGAGGTCTATGACCAGTCAAATCAGAACCGCTATGACATCCTGAATCCAGCACCTAAACTTTTTAGGCTCCCAGTTGGTGAGAGCACTATTGTGATTTCTGGAACTGATGTCACGGATGACACCCGTGTTGATGTCTATTACTCCAAGCGTTATGAGGTAGTGCACTAATGCAAGTAGATGAGCTAATCATTGAGGTCAGAGACCCAGAGCTCAACCGCATTGGTCAATTCAGACCAGGTGACCTAGTAGGGGCCAAGTTCATTTTGCGCTATAACAATGTTGGCGCATGGGAAATGAAGCTCCCATCTGGAAACAGACTTGGCGAATTTCTACGCCTACCAGGCTATGGAATCATAGTAACTGGACCAGATGACACCGTAATTTTCTCAGGGCCTACACTCTCAGCCAGGCTAGAGCAGACCCCAGACAATTTGCAGGGTGACTGGTTTATTGTTGGCGCAGATGACAGCGTGCTACTCAATGAGCGTTTGGCCTATCCAAATCCAACCACTGATGATGTGACTGATTTAGGTCAAGCCTATGATGCAAGATTTGGCCCCGCTGAAACAGTGCTCAAAGACTATGTGAGCGCAAACATTGGACCAGATGCCGTGCCAAGCCGCCAGGTAGAAAATCTACTAATTGAGACGGATGAATTTAGAGGCGAGACGGTCCAGGGCCAGGCTAGATTTGATAAACTCCAAGAGCTACTCTATGGCCTAGCGCAGACTGGTGGACTTGGCTACACAATCGCTCAGGATAACGGCAATTTACTTTTCAGTGTTTATGAGCCAGCCGATAAGACCAGCACAATTCGCATGGACTTATTCAACCAGAAACTCTCACGGGCTGAGTATGCCTATTCAGTTGCCAAGGTAACCAGAGCAATTGTAGGTGGCCAAGGTGAGGAGGAATGGCGCAGGTTTGTAGAGGTTACAAACACTGACAGCCTTGCCGCAGAGAGCGAATGGGGCCGCCGCATTGAAGTATTCAAAGACGGTAGAAAATCCCGCATCACTGACCAGCTAACCCAGGATGGCCTAGAGCTACTGGTAGATGAGGGCAAGACAATCACTGAGCTATCAGTGACCCCATCTGATGACATCAACATGCGCTTTGCTATTGATTGGTATCTAGGCGATAAAGTCACCGTGGTTATTGATGAGCTTGAAGCTCAGGCCGTGGTGACTGAGGTTGGCATTGGAATTGATGCTGATGGTGTCCGAATTGCGGCAACCGTAGGCACGCCAGTTGGCATTGACTATGAAGCAAAGGTCCTAGCCAAACAGGCCAACACTGACCAGCGGCTATCAAACCTAGAGCGCACGGTCACTGGCTATGGCATAAATGTTGCCTATCAGCCAGAGGGTGGCACTAACGGCACTCAGCCAACATTCAGTGGCCCAGCAATCACTGGCTCATTCAACCGCTTTGGCAACATGGTGCATTTCAGCATCCTAGTAGATTTTGACAACATCACTAGTTTTGGAACTGGGCAATACTATTTGACATTGCCCTACCCAGCACGGGTTGCATACATGCTCAGAGATGGATGTTTGCATGATGCATCCGCTGGCACTGAGTATCACATCAGTGGACATGTGAACGCTGATTCAGATGTGCTCTGGTTGAGATTCTCAGACAAAGTTTCATCTGGTGTCCAGGATGTTGCCTTTACTTACAATCAGCCCATAACACTAACCACCGCAGACAGTTTCCACATTGCTGGAACTTATGAAATAGAGGGATAACATGGCATTTAGGGTCAATCTTTATGTTGAAGCTGGAGCTACATTCAGCCGTGAAATTACATACACAAATCCTGATGGAACTTTGTTTGACCTCACTGATTACACCGCAGAGCTCCAGGTCAGACTGACCCCATCAAGCTCAACCGCAGTGATTGACATTGAGCCAACCATTGATGTTGAAACCGCAAGGATTAGCTGGACATTCACAGCCGCACAAACCGCTTTGCTCACAGCATCTAAGTATGTCTATGCCATGGAACTCACTCACACTGATGGCACAGTCATCCGATTCATAGAGGGTGACATCACACCTAGCCCAGAGGTGGTGCGCTAAATGCCCATCATCATCAATGACCCAGATTCCACCAGTGGTGGGATTACAGTCACAGACCCCAGTAATCAGCTCAACTATTTTCAGCCAGCCACTATCAAAGGTGAGCGTGGAGACCAGGGCCCAGTAGGACCCGCAGGACCCACAGGCCCACAGGGGGCTCAGGGTCCAGTAGGCCCAGATGGTCCAAGAGGATTCACTGGTGAGCGTGGCGCAAAGGGTGACAAAGGTGACAAAGGTGACCAGGGCATCCAGGGTCCACAGGGACCCCAGGGGTCACAGGGACCTAGGGGTCAGGTTGGCCCCACGGGTCCACAGGGTTCACAGGGTCCACAGGGTTTGCCTGGTGAGGCTGGAGCGACAGGCCCAACTGGTCCAAGAGGCATGCAGGGAATCCAAGGGCCACAGGGCCCAAAGGGTGACACTGGCCCACAGGGCCCAGCGGGTGCAACTGGAATCACATGGCGTGGTAATTGGTCATCATCTACTGACTACAAAAACAATGATGCCGTTTTCCATAACAGCACATCATGGTTTGCATCAGATGATGCCGCACCTGGAGATGTTCCAAGTCTTGAATCATCAGTCTGGTTTCCACTAGCTTTGCAAGGTGCCACAGGACCTCAGGGCCCGCAGGGAATCCAAGGCATCCAAGGTCCAACTGGACCGCAGGGGCCACAGGGTGAAGTTGGTCCAACTGGTGCGACAGGTGCTCAGGGGCCGCAGGGCGAAACAGGTCCTCAGGGCTCTCAGGGTATCCAGGGTGAGATTGGCCCACAGGGAATCCAAGGCCCACAGGGCGAGCAAGGTCCACAGGGAATCCAGGGGCCACAAGGCGAGACTGGAGCACAAGGTCCACAAGGTGAAACAGGCCCTCAGGGGCCACAAGGTTTGCAGGGTGAGACGGGTCCACAAGGTCCACAGGGTGAGACTGGTTTGCAGGGTCCTAAAGGTGACACTGGTGACACAGGTCCTCAGGGGCCACAGGGCGCAACTGGGCCTCAGGGTCCTCAGGGTGAAACTGGAGCAACTGGTGCAACTGGACCCCAGGGCGCAACTGGTCCACAGGGTCCAGCGGGTGCAGATGCAACACTAACCCAGACCGTTTCTGACAAATCTGCAAACTATACTTTGGTGAGCGGTGATGCCTTTACGCTAATTAGACTGACTGGCTCAACTGGCAGAACATTCACGGTCCCAGATGTTTTGAACATTGGTGACCGCATTGATTTTATCCAGGATGGTTCTGGACAAATTACATTCACAGCATCAGGAATCACAATTCAATCCAAGGGCGGCAAGTTGAAAACAGCCGCACAGTATTCAGGGGCTACACTGGTAAAGGTAGCCGCATCACAGTATCGCCTCATTGGTGACCTAGGCTAAGGGAGAAAAATAGATGGCACAAACATCATGGCCGTTTGAGAACATTGACACATCTGAGACACAATACTCTCAGTTATTCCGCAATTTGGGTCAGGGCCCAGTTGAGGGTAAAGGCTTTGAACTAGAGCCGTATGCTGACAGCACTGGCATGAATGTAAAGGTCAAGTCTGGCCAGGCATTGGTGCGTGGTCACTACTATGACAGCACTGGCACTGAGACCATTACCATTCCCGCCGCAGATGCAACTAATCCACGCATTGACAGGATTGTTCTACGCCTAGACCCTACGGCAAACACAATCTTGCTCCACCGCCTAGCTGGCACACCAAATGCATCTCCATCAGCTCCAGCACTAACGCAGACAGATGGCGCAATTTATGATTTGCCCCTGGCTCAGGTTTATGTTGCCGCAAACGCCACAAACATTGCGCCTGGTGATGTAACTGATGAGCGCACTATTTTCTCAGCCTGGACTGGCTCAGTTGCAATTGCAGATGTGACTGGCTTGCAGACTGAAATCAATGCGCTTGATTCTGCAATCAGCGCAAAACAGGACATTGTGTCTGGTGTTTCAAACACTGAGATTGGATACCTTGATGGTGTTACCTCAGCAATTCAAACTCAGCTAGATGGTAAGGCTCCACTAACCCAGCCGATTGAGCCAAAGACTGGTGCCTATACCCTAATCGCCGCAGACAAAGGTGACCTAGTTACTGGCAATGGAACATTCACAATCACAGTTCCAGGCAATGTGTTTGCCGCAGGTGACAGGGTGGATTTCATAAACATTGGAAGCGGCACAATTACTTTTTCTGGTTCAAGCCTTACACTAAATGCGGCAGATGCCAAATTCACCGTGAACAAACAATGGGCGGGTGCCACAGTATTTTTCACATCAGCCACCACGGCAGTATTGATTGGAGCACTGGCCTAAATGTCACCAATTCCATTAGGCATACTTGCGGCATCAGGTGTTTCAGCGGGTTCTTTTGACCTGCTTGAAACATCATTTGTTTCAACCACCACCGCCAGTGTTACATTTAGCAATTTGAATAATTATGACTATAAGCATTTGCAAATAAGACTGACTGGCCGCACAAATAGAGCGGATTATCAAGACCGTATTGCAATTAGATACAATGGTGTGTCAAGTTCTACTTATGTTTCTCATGTGCTTCAAGGAACTGGAAGTAGTGCCCAATCTGCTTATCAAGATAATTTTCAATTCATTTACACCACTGGAAGCAATGGCTTCAATCTTTTTTCAGCATCAGAAATTTCAAATTATTTTGGTTCTGCAATTATAGACATTTTGGATTTCAAGAATAGTAATACAACTAAAACACTAAGAATGTTTTCTGGCATTGCTGGTGGAACACAATCTAAATTTGTTATTTTTTCATCTGGTTTCAATACAACAACAGATGCCATCAATTCAATTACTTTATTACCACAATTTGGTAGCTGGGTAAGTGGGACCAGAATTTCAATTTACGGTATCAAAGGATAATCATGCCAACTCCAACTTATGATTTATTGACATCCACAACACTTAGTAGCTCTACAACTTCAATAACTTATTCCTCACTAAATACACTTGCCGCTGGTTACAGAGATTTAGTTTTGATTATGAATTTGTTTGCTACTGGAAATGATTTTTATCCGAGACTGAGATACAATGGCGTAACAACAAGCACGGCCTATGCGTGGGTAAGTGCGCACGGTGGCGGTGGCTCATTTGGCAGTTTCAATGGAATTGAAAATGGTCAACAACTAGCTAATAATCAATTTGCACCAAGTGGTGGCGAGGCTTTACAGATAACAGTAAATTTATTAGATTTTTCCGCCACTGACAAAATAAAAAATTGTTTAGTTAGAGCAAACAGAGCTTTGAGTGGGGTTGAAATGTTAGCTGGTAGAGCTTCTATTTCTGGTGCAATAACATCAATTCAACTTTATTCAGGAAATGGAGCTTCATTGGCTAGTGGGACTTCAATTTTTATTTATGGAATCAAGGCGGCATAATTATGGCTATGGAATTAGTTAGCACGGTGACAATTGGTTCAGGCGGTAGTGTCAGTATAGAATGGACAAACATCCCGCAAACAGGAAAAGACCTTTTGGTCTTATTCAGCGCAAGGACTAGCAATTCAGTAACATCAGAATTTTTGTGGTTTCAATTCAATGGTTTGACCACTAACTATAATGGGCAATTCCTTAGAGGTAGTGGAACATCCGTCAATAGTCAATCAAGGCTCAACAATGATGCCTGGGAAACATTTTTCCAAGGAAACTCTACAACTGCAAACACTTTTGGAAATGGTTCACTTTACATCACAAATTATACTTCAAACACAGACAAAACTGGCTTATTGGACCATGTTTGGGAAAGAAATGGCTCAACCGCTGACTCAATGATTACATCACTAAGTAAGGTTGCTTATAGTGGAATCACAAGTTTGAAAATGGCTGGGACATCATCATCAATCATTCTTGCCCAGCATACAACCGCAAGCCTCTACATCATAAGTTAGGAAAAAAATGTCAGATACCCCAGTCAAAGTAGTAATTGATTTGAACAAACCAGAGGGCCAGCGTGAATCAATTATCCCATTGAGCCCAGAGGAAATTGCAGAGCGTGAAATCATGGCCGCCGAATTTGAGGCAGACCGTCTAGCCCAAGAACAAGCAGAGGCAGAGCGTGAGGCCGCTAGGGCCGCCGCAAAAGAAAAACTAGCGGCACTGGGTCTTACCCCTGAGGAAATTGCCGCAATCACTGGTGCATAATGACTGAGCCAGTTACACAAAAAAGCACTCAATCACAGTTGCTCTGGCAGTTAGTCCAGGACATGGCGGAAATCAAAGCCACCATCAAGACAGTGCAAGACCATGAGGACCGCATCCGTGAGCTGGAAAAGGCCCGCTGGCAAACAGCATGGGTCACGGCAGTTGCATCCGCAGGTGCCACAGCTATTGTGGTTGCCCTAGTCACACAGGCTTTGAACTAAAGTGCCATACTACATCAGCTCTGATACCAACCTCACAGGTTGCCCACGCTGGGCCGTGGTCAAAGAGGATGGAGAAACGCTTGCATGTCACAGCACAAAGACTGAGGCCATTTCACAGATGGTAGCGGTCAGCCGTGCTGAGAGAATCGCACCTGGCGGCGATTGGGAGAACAAAGACAAATGAAAATCATTCCACCAGTCAAAGGCAAATTCAAAGTTACATCCCCATTTGGATGGCGCACGCACCCAATCACGGGTAAGCGTAGGCTACACGCTGGGACTGACATTGTTACAGGCAGGGCCAGCACAGCCATCATTGCTCCAGAGGCAGGGCTAGTGATTGAGGCACGCAAATCAAATGCGCCTGGTGGAGGCTACGGCTATTATGTCAAGTATCGGGGCATCTCTGGTGCTACCCATGTCATGGCTCACATGCGTGAGGACCTGGCAGTCAAAAAGGGTGACAGAGTAAAGCAAGGTCAGAAACTAGGCATCATGGCATCCACTGGAGCCAGCACTGGTATTCATTTGCACTGGGAGGTGCGGGGCAAGATTCCCGTGGACCCTATCAAGTGGATGGATAGACAGAATGGCCAAGCGTAACCTGAAAAGATTTGCCATGTCCATTGTGGATGGGTTTTTCTTTTTAGGCGGCAAGTCCACAGACCCCAAAGACAATTGGAAATTCAGACGGCGGCTCATCTACGGTGCCTATCGCCTAGCAGTTGCCATGATTATCTTTGGCGCAGTCACATTCTTTTTTGACACGGGTGTCAGCAATCAGCTAGTTATTGGCGGGGTTGCTATTCTTACAATCATAACAACCGCCTACACCGCATCAGCAACCTATGAGGATGCAAAGAAAAAAGAGGAACCCTATGAAGATTTTGAGCATTGAATTTTGGATTGATTATGCGCTAGAGCGTGCAATCAAGACTTTTGCACAGACCGCAATTGCAACCATTGGTGGTGGCAGTGTTGGTCTTTTGGCTATTGACTGGGCTGGTGTCTTTTCAGTCTCGGCAGGTGCCGCAGTTTTGTCCATCCTCACCTCCATTGTTACTCAGTCACGCTCTGAGTAACTAGTCTCCAAACAAAGAATCCCCCTGGCTACGGCTGGGGGGATTTTTTGCGTTTGGCGGGGTTATTGCCCCCTCAGGATTTTGTTTCTTTGTTGAGGCGAGAGCCCACCCCACATGCCAAATTCCTCACGGTTTGCCAAGGCGTATTCCAAGCATTGTTGGCGCACTGGGCATTTGTTACAGAGTTTGCGGGCATCAGAGTAATTGAAACCACGCTCATTGCCCGTATAACCATTCTGGTTGGAGTCACCAAACCAAAGTTCTGGGTCAGTGTTTTGACATGGCACCACAATTGGGGCGTTCTCAATTGCCTCATGTAGTGCCTCCCATTTTTGCCGTGCTCTACTATTTAGAAACATTCCAGCACCCCACACAAATCTGGCCCTCTAGGTCTGCCACCCATCCATTTAGAATTGCAACGGTCCTGGCAGTGAACCAATCCCTGGGCATAGAGCCCACAATCACCTCAGTCAATCGCATGTGGCATTGGTCACATTCAATTTCAAAAATGCCATCTGGTCTCTCATACCGCATTTGTAAATGTCCTCTCATAGATGTATAGTCAGAGTATGACATACATTGAACCGTTAGCGCAAATTGATGAAGCAACACACCTGGGAACTTTTCCCAGCAACTCACCCGAATGGCACGCACTACGCTCAAAGGGCATAGGCGGCAGTCTGGTGGGCACCCTGGCTGGCTTGAACAAATGGGAGAGCGCATACACCGCCTGGGCTAAGTTCACTGGCAAGATTCCAAGTGAGATTCCCGATTCCCCAGCAATGGAGTGGGGCCGCAGATTGGAATCAGTGGTCATGGACAAATTCCAAGATGAGCACCCAGAGCTTGAAATCATCCGTGAGGTAGGCACCTGGCAGAACCTAGAGCGGCCATACCAGATTGCAAACCCAGACGGGATTGCCACAGATGAGCATGGCAACCTATGCGTGATTGAAATCAAGACCGCCAAATTTCCAGATGATTGGGAGCAGGGCGTGCCGCTTTACTACCTGACCCAGGTGCAGTGGTATCTCAGTTGCCTAGGCATCCAGCGAGCTTATGTGGCCGTGCTGATTGGTGGCTCTGACTACCGTGAGTATGAGGTTGAGGCAGACCATTTCCAGCAAATGGCAGACATTGCCATTGTGGAGCAATTCTTGGATGCCGTAGAAAAAGACAAAGCCCCAGACTGGGATGGCTCAGAGAGCACCTATGAGACGGTGCGAAAAATTCACCCAGACATTCTGGATGATGAAGTTGAACTAGGTGACCTAGGTGCACTATGTTTGACAGCGATACAAAAAGAATCAGAGGCAAAGGCTGAGGCACTCAAAGTAAAGAGCCAAGTGCTTGATACAATGGGACTAGCTAAGCGTGGATTGGTCAATGGCCAATGGGTGTTTAGCCGCCAAGCAAGAGGCTCTGGCACACCATTTCTAGCGATAAGGAGAGGACAATGAACAATAGTGAAATCAAGATTGGTGAAATCCTAGATTTGACCATCAATAGAGACGGCTCCAAAACTTACATTGTGGGACCCGTCAAAGGCATCCGTGCGGGTTATGTGAATCCTGATGATGTTGCAGTGCTACTGGGAGGGCTAGACATCTGGCTCACCCTCACAAAGGATGTTGAGGTGCGTTATGCAGACAGGTAGCGGTGGCATCCTTGATGGCTACATTGATGTGGCCACACGCATCCAAGAGTTTCGCACTAAGTATCCAACTGGCTCACTAAGCCAAGTGGATTTGCAGTTCATCAGTTTTGCTGGTAAGGATTGGGTGGTCTATACGGCGGCGGCATACCGCACGCCTGATGACCCACGGCCAGGAATTGGAACCGCATGGGAACCAGTGCCAGGACCAACTAGGTTTACCAGAGATTCTGAGGTGCAGAACGCCGAAACGGCGGCCTGGGGCAGGTCAATCATTGCCGCCCTAGCCGCAGATACTAAAAAGGGCATTGCAAGCGTGGAGGAAATCCGAAACCGCCAAGTTGAGACACGGGATTTTTTGGCTGAGGCTGGAGACAGCAACTCAGTTGAGGACCTCCGCCGCATCTACAATGAGGCCCGCCAGGCAAAGGCTCCGAAAGATGTCCTGGCGGCAATCACTGCCTTAGCTGATGGATTTTCGCAGTAGGCAAATACTTATAGCCGCAATACTAGAAAAGCGGGAACTGGTCCAAATGCTTTATGACCAGGGCAAGCCAGATGATGGTTTGGCTGAATACATGGAGCTGAGGCGTTTGGGCCAGATTCTCAGGAAAGAGATAAATGGAAACCCCAGGTCAGGTGATACGGGAGCTGGAGAAAATCCGCCAGCAATCTGAAAAGGGAATTGAAATCCTTGCAGAGGCAGAACGCAAATGGTTGGAGTTGGAAGCCGCCGCAGAAAAAATTGAGGCATCTGAGTTGCTCAAAGCTCAGGGCACAGTAGTGGACCGCCAAGCAATTGCCAAACTCAAATCCGCAGATGCACGCTTTGAGGCAGACCTAGCAAAGATTGAAATCAATAGGGTCAAATCAAAAATCAAACACCTCTCAGAATCTTTGATGGCAGTCATGGCGGCTGGCAAACTGATTGAGATGGAATGGAGAACCACCAGATGAGCACCGCATGTGTTTTTTGTGCGGATGCCAAAGAGTGTTTTTGCGACACTAGCGCAGAGGATGATGGTCCTGATTGTGACTAAAAAAGAGTTCGCCAAATACCTAGCCAGGGATGGGCATTGCTACCATTGTGGTATCGCTGATGAAACCCTAGTCCCACAGCACCGCCGAAATAGGGGCATGGGAGGCTCTCAGAGCCGTTCTGAGCCCTCAAATGTGGTAGTGGTATGTTCCATGGTCAACGGACTTTTTGAAGCCTCTGAAACGGCATCTAGGGCCGCTCAGAAGTATGGCTGGAAACTACGGGCTGGGCAAGAGCCTGAGAGCACCCCAGTCTTTGATGCCTGGGATGGCAAGTGGTATTTGTTTGACAATAAGTTTGGGAAAAGAGAAGTCCCCCCAGTTGGAGGCAACTGAGGGGACTATGCGAACCGAAAGGACAAAACGGTTTCCAAGGGGTTGAACCCTGGTGCTATAATAGAAAACAAAATGGACAAAATCAGATAAGGACACGCCGCAAATGAGCATTGAAGCAACCACCGCAGTTCTACACCACAGCCAGGCTGAGGGCACAGCCAAGCTAGTCATGTGGGGTATTGCAAACCATCATTCAGACAATGGCGCATGGCCATCAATTGCCACCCTTGCCAACTATGCCAGGGTGACTGAGCGCAGAGTCCAGCAAATCATCCGAGAGCTGGCAGACATGGGTGAGATTGAGATTGATGAGCAGGGTGGATTTGGTGACCAGCAATACAAAACCAACCGCTACTGGATTTTGGTGCAGTGCCCAGCGGATTGTGATGGCAGTCTGCAACACAAAACAGGGGTGAAATCTGGTGCATCAGGGGTGAAATCTGAGGTCATCAGGGGTGAAATCCAGAGTCATTCAGGGGTGAAGCCCGTTTCACCAGAACCTAAACTTAACCTAAATAGAACCATAAGCCGCCTCCCCAAAGATTTTGCACCTAGTGAGGATTCAGTCAAGGTCATGATTGAACATTTCCCGTGGGTGGACATCAAGCTAGAGACACATAAGTTCAAAGACTATTGGGCCTCAACTAGCAAAAACGCAATGAAAAAAGATTGGCAAGCGGCGTGGCGAAATTGGATTCGCAAAGCGGCTGAATACTCTAAGCCAAAAGATGCGCCAAGGACTAAGCACAAATTCAAGTTGGAGGACTAAATGAACCCAGAGACCGCAATCATTGGCTCAATCATTCTCAGCCACGGCAGAGCAATTGATGAGCTTACCCTCACCGCAGATGAGTTCAATGACCCAAAGTTAGCCAGGGTCTATGAGACATTGCGCTCAATGCGCTCTCAGCATGAGCCGATTGATGCCATCACCGTGGCGGCAAAGATGCCTGAGCACGCTCTCAAAGTTTGGGACTGGCAGAGCGAAACACCAGCCTGGGAAAATGTTGGCTATTACGCCTCACTGGTTAGAGACAACGCAATCCGCCGCAATCTAAATTTCACCGCTCAAAGAATCCTGAATAAGTCAGAGACGGATGACCTAGATGTTCTGATTGACAATGCTCGCCGTGAGTTTGGCGCAATGGCAGAAAAGCGCACAGACGGGCGAATTGAATACATCAGCCATCTTGCAGTGAGCCACCTAGACACACTGGGACAGCCACGCCACTATCTCTCCAGCCCGTGGAAAATCTTGAATGAAGCAATCCAGGGATTCAGACCAGGCGGGCTCTATGTGATTGGAGCTAGGCCAGGTGTTGGTAAGACCGTGGTGGGCCTCCAGATTGCATACCACCTGAGCAAGTCAAAGGCAGTCTCATTCCACAGCTTGGAGATGAGCAAAAATGAATTGCTAAACCGCCTCTATTCCATGACCGCCAGTGTCTATCTTGGCAACATTGAAAAAGGCAAGCTCAGTGAGTTTGATTGGAAACGCCTAGCAGAGGCCAAGGATGAACTGGCTCAAAGCAATCTGGTGATTGTGGATAAGGGTGGCCAGACCATCAATGACATCAGAGCCCACGCACGCACCATCCAGCAAAACGGTGGACTGGGTGCAATTGTGGTGGACTATCTGGGTCTAATCCGTGACACCGTGCCAGGCCGCAAACGCTATGAGGCCATCACAGATTTCAGCGTGAGCCTGAAAACCATTGCCAGGGATTTTGAGGTCCCAGTGATTGCACTAGCACAGCTCAACCGAAACAGTGAGGCCCGCTTGGACAAAATGCCACAGCTCTCAGACCTCAGAGATTCTGGAGCCATTGAGCAGGATGCAGATGTGGTCATGTTATTGAGCCGCCACAAAAAGCAAACAGACCGTGATTTTGAGATGAGCGGATTCATCATGGATGTGGCCAAAAACCGACACGGCATCACAGGTGAGCTAGACCTGATTTTCAATGGCGCATGCGCTAGAGTTGAAGAATTGACCAGCTAGGTCAATAGTAAGAAAAGAAAAAGAAAAGAGGCCGAAATGGCAAAGATACAAATTCAAAACGCAACCGTGGACCGAATCATTGCAGGACTAGGGATGGCAGTGTCCACCAGCTTTACCCGCAAAGACGGCAAGCCAGGCAAAGAGAAATTCACAGTCTGGACTGACCCATCAGCCTACAAAGTTGGAGATGTCATCAGCGTGACTGGCAATCTCTCAGTCAAGGTTGAAGAATTTGAGGGTGACAATGGAACAGTGCGCTACGCACAGGTAAGCGTGAACAATCCACGGATTGAAAAGTCTGGAGAGGATGCGCCGTTCTAATGGCCGCAATAATCTATGCATTGGTGTTTGGAGTATTTCTTGGTTTGCTCGCCACTGATGCAAGTAACCCCTGGCTAAAGTGGCCAGGCTACGCTCTAGCCGCATGGATGTTTTTGGCGGCTATTGTTATGGCGATTCGATTTAGTCACTATGACAGTGAGTAATAGAACCGCACGGCTCTGGGTGAGAGGGATTGAACCCGCTCCCCAGGGCTCTAAACGCTATGTGGGCGGCAACCGTGCAAGCGGTGGCAGATTCATTGAGGCCAGCAAAAAGCTAGAGCCATTCAGGCAAGCAATCGGCCAGGCAGTGATTGAGCACATGGCAAAAACTGGAGACACAGAACCATTCACGGGCCCGCTGGAGATTGAGGCAATCTTTGTAATGCCCAGGCCCAAAACCATCAAGCGATTCTGGCCAACCGTGGCCCCAGATTTGGATAAATTGTGCAGGGCCCTGGGTGATTCCATCAGCCTGGAGCGGTATTGCGGCGGCCAACCTCTGATTGCAGATGATGCCCTAGTGGTCACTTGGCTGGCTCAAAAGGTCTATGGGGAGCCTGATGAAATCGGGGTCTATTTCACGGTGCGCCAGGCGGGCATCCCCTGGCACATGGCCGAAAACCCTATCTTTTAGCCTTTTATTTGTCCCCCAAAAATAGGACAAGAAACGCCGCAAATAAGTTGCACAAATCTACAATGTGTGCAATGATTTCTTTGTGGCCAGGGAGGTCACGGAAAGGACAGAAATGGAAATCAGTTTTGATTCCGTTTTCCAGTTGGCTAAGCAAGCCGCTGAAAAAGCATTTCAAGAGGCACAGGCAACGCCAGTTGTATTTGGCCAGCCATCCACGCCATTTGGCAATGATGTGGATTTGAGCAAACCACACAGCATTGGATTCATGTGTGGATTCGCATGGGTGAACATCTATGCAGACCGTAGAAAACCAGAGGGCAAGGCTTTGAAAGCCGCTGGTGTTAGATGGGATGACTACCGCAAGGCATTTTCAGTCAGCTCCTATGACTTGGGATGTCACGGTCAATCAGTTGAATTGAAATCCGCTGGATGCCAGGCCGCCGCTGAGGTATTCCAAAGATACGGTTACAGAGCTTATGCAGAAGATAGATTGGACTAGGAGGAAAAGAAAATGTCACAGGTAGAAATTTACAAAGGTGAAGTGCAAGAGATAGACAAGGCATTGCGAATGTTGAGAGACAGCTACTATCGCAGGTCTCAATCAGCTAAGAGCAAAGAAAACCGTGAAATCATCTACAAAAAGTATCAGAAAATAGATGATTTGAGAGTGAGAATTTCCAACCAGGTTTATCAAGATGTTTATGGAGGCAAGTAAAAAATGACTTTGAATGTTGGTCAAATTGTGTTTGTCAAATGGAATGATTTTCAATACATAAGAGCCGTGGTTATTCAAAAACCAAAAAATGGTAATGTTGTGGTGGATGTTGGTCTTGATGAGTATGAAGTGCCCATCCAAAATGTCAAAAAATTCAATAGAGGCAGGTGAAAAAATGAGAGAGTTTGAGGTGGTAGTCACCACCAAATCAAAAACTCAGAAATTCTACTATGTGGATGCTGAGGATTTTGATGCCGCATTGTCCAAGTTAGACCAGTTACGGACTGCTGGATTCTTTGAGACTGGAGATGTTTTTGATGTCAAAGAGGTTGTCTAGGTGGGTCCTGGTGGACCTGGATGGCAATGTCAAGGATGCCCAGATGAATGAGCGAATTGATGGAGCGTTCTGGCTAGTAGATGGCCAGGAAATTCCAGCTCCAAGGCATGGGGACTGGGACATCCGCCAGGCCATTTATAGGCGGCACGGCTACCAGGTGGCCGCCATGGAGGGTGACACGCCAAAAATAATTTGCGGGAAAAGTTGCACAAATCCCCAAAGTATGCAATGATTTATCTGTAAGAGGAAAGGACAGAAATGGACAGAGAGAAAATGATTTCAAGAGCGGTAAGAATTGGCCAGAATCCAGAGGTTGCCGCTCAAATGATAGATGAGATTTTCAAAGCACACACCAACATCTCAAACCTAGTTTTTGAGTTGCACTACTGGGGTTTCATCACCAACGGCACAGCAAACAAAATGCTAGGCATCAAGTAAGGACAAAAAAATGAAAACAGAAATCAAGGCATCAGAGCTAGAAGTTGTCAAAAAATTTGAGGGATTCTCACTTGCCAGATACCAGGGCAATCTTGGAATCTGGAAAATCTACAAAGAAACAATTGACTGGGAGGCAACAATGGCTCAGTCAGACATCAATAAACTAATCAAGCTAGAAAAGCCAGTCATGTTGGCAGACCAGTTTGATGATGATTGCAACCACTTTCTAGACCCAGAATGGGATGGACTTTTTGAGTGCCGTGTTCTGGACATCCAAGCAGAGATGAATGAACTGATGAGGGCTGAAACAAAATGACAGTGACACAGCGTAGAATCCTAGCGGTGGCTCTAGCGGTCACCCTAGGTGCATGGGTTGCAATTGCAGAACCGCACCGCCACATGTTGGCCGCATTTTGGTCAGCGTTCACAGATTTTTGGAATTACTACATTGCGTTCTGAGAGGATAGAAAAAATGGACATTGCAAAAAGCGACAGACTATGGGCCAGAGCATGGGATGCCTATGATGCTGGAGACCAAAAGCTCTATGAAAAACTGAGGGCAGAATTTATCAAAATCCAGAGAATCAATTTTGAATCTTGGATGAATCAAATACCACTGAAAACTGAGAGAGACTAGCATGCCAAGAGCACCAAAAGGCGCACAGACCGCCGCAAAAAGAGGACTAGCGTGGGTAGATGCTGGCTTTGGTGGAGATAACCTCACCAGAGTTGGACTTGCCAGAGCTAACCAACTAGCAAATGATGAAAACATAAGTGATGAAACTATCCAGCGCATGCGGTCATTTTTCGCACGCCATGGAAACTACCGCTCAACCAAATGGGAAATCAAGGATGGAGCTCCAACACCATGGAGAGTTGCCTGGGACCTATGGGGTGGAGATGCTGGCCGTGATTGGGTTACACAGGAAAGGTTTGACAAATGAAAAGTTGGAGAGAACTCAAATACCGTTTTGCAGACAGATTCTTTGAGTATGAACTGGATGAAGCGTTTCACCATGGCCAGATTGCTGGCCGCCAATACTTAGCCTCCAGGATTAGAGTTGAGATGGAATACAAAAAGACCAGGATGAAGAATCTCAATCTAACTAAGACCCAAGAGATTGGGTATGAAAAGGCTATGGAAGTTGTCCAGGACATCATCAAGTAGAGCAATGCAAATCAAGGAAAAGTGCAGTTGCGGTGCCAGCATCCAGCTCAACGCTCCAGACGCAATCCGCCTGGTGCGGGAATGGCGCAAAAAGCACACATGCCTTGAAAAACCAGAGGACCCTAGAGAATCCATCATGGGTGCTCACATAGAAAAATCAGACGGAATTGAACCAGATTTCCCAATTGGTTTCAGGTATCAGCCTGATGAGGATTGGGAGGAAAGGAAAAAATGAGTGACTTACAGGACATCATTGCAACACAATCAATCAGAGCGTTCAACATGGGTGTTGAGCGTGAGCGTGAGCGCATTATCAAAATGATTGAGGAATTGACTAGTTTTGCAATTGAGAGAGAGACAATGATTGCAATGATAAAGGGCAAAAATGATTGAATACATCATGACACTAGTAGTGATAAACACAATCATGTTGGCAATCATCATTGGAATTGATAGGAGGGACAATGGACCTGATAAATAATCCAGCGCACTACACCAGCCACCCATCTGGCATTGAGGCCATTGAGGTGACCAGATACATGAATTTCAACCTAGGCAACGCCATCAAATACATCTGGCGTGCAGGTCAAAAGGATGATGCAATCCAGGATTTGGAAAAGGCCATGTTTTATCTGGCTGATGAAATCCGCAGATTAGGCGGCACGCCTACCAGAATTGAAAAGCACAAAGTGCTTGGATACATCAAAGAGCTTGGCGGTCACAGTGAGCAGTTGTATGTGGCTGACCTGGCTGATTACATAGAGAGTGACTTGGAGTTATTGAAACCATGAATGTGACCGTTTATTCCCTACCAGCATGCGTGCAGTGTGACACCACCAAAAGGATGCTCACCAAAGGCAATGTCCAGTTCACTGAGATTGACCTGAGCACGGATGCCGCCGCAATGGAAAAAATCAGAGCGTGGGGCTACACACAGGCACCAGTAGTAGAGGCGGGGAATCAGCACTGGTCAGGATTCCGCATGGAGAGACTAGAGGCCATCATCAAACTGATTCATGGAGAGCAAAACCGCAAATGAAATTTTGTGTCACTGGTTGCAAGATTCAGGGTCAGCCCGTAGAGGCCAACCACGGATTTCTTTGCTCCAATTGCTATGAAAATCTGAGGTGGGCTTTGGAAAAGGCACCCGCAGTGCTTGGCCATCTGAGAGAGGTCTATGTGCTCAGGTCTCCACTGGAGTTAGATGGAGCCAAGCCGCAGAAAAAAGAGCCACCAGCACCGTTCAATCTTGATGCCTGGCAAATAGCAGAGGACATCTGGCAATCACTGACAGAGCGTTACATTCCACTGGACTGGACATCATCAGAGGTCTATAACCAGGCTATGGAAAAGTGCGGTGACCTAAACCGCCGCATTGATGAAGTGAGCAACCGCAAAGAGGTCATCTACCTGATGCCGATTGTCAAGCACACCAGATTGGGACTTTACAGATACCCAATGGAGGAAAAAGCCCGCTCTACATTGCTCCCATGCCCAGAGTGTAATCAGCGCACCATCTACCAACCACCCATGGAGTATGGGGACAATCTAGAGGTCAAGTGCCTCAATTGCGGGTTTAGCATCCCGCCAGAAAAGATGGAATTTTATGCCAACCTAGCAGAGAGGGAAAGAGATGCCCACTTATGATTTCCAATGCAAGGGTTGCCAGCAAACAGTGACGGTGACCGCCAGCATGAGCGAAATTAGAACACCAGCATGCCTAGCATGCAACACCAACATGCACCGAATCTACAATCTGGGCGCAATCAAGTTCAAGGGCTCAGGTTTCTACACCAATGACAAGACAGAGGACAGATGAAAAAAGCATTGACCGTGAATGAGGCGGCCTACTTGGCAAAGCGTTCCCGCCGCACAATCTATAACTGGATTGAGTGGGGAGTTCTGCCAAAGACTAGCCGATACATAGATTCTGATGACCTATTCCAAGCTGAGGCGGCTATGACCGCTAAGATTGGGAGGCCACGGAAAAACCCTGCAAAAGTTGCACTGAGAGGATGATACAATGTTAGAGGGATTGAAACCACCGCATGAAAGACTATACCCGTGCAAGGTCGCACAGGTTATGCAAATGATGGAGCCCAGTGACCAGGCAATCCTGACACAGGCTCTAGAGGACTACCAAACCTGGCCAGCCAAGACTTTATCAAACGCTCTCAAAGAGCGCAAAGTCATGTTGGCTGATACCACCATCACAAAGCACCGCAGGAATCTCTGCCAGTGCGGTAAGGGGTAGTCATGCTGGAAAATCTACACACAGCCAAGCCCATGGAAAACAGCCCATTTGGCACACCATCAGTTGTCATTGACGGCTCCCAGGGTGAAGCCACTACACCAGGTCTGAAAGACGGCCAGGATTATTCAGAGTGGCTGAGAGATGCTGGGCTGGACCCAGACACCGTGGAGCTGATTGCACCGCCAAGGATTAGCCGCTGGCAAGTCTATGACGGCTCATGGCGCACGGCTTACAAACTGACATTCAGGGTCAGTAGCGGTGAGGGCGTGAATCTCCCATTGCTTTACTCACAGGCCAAAAAGACAAAGGCACCAAAGCCGCCGCAGAAAACAAATGCGGAAAAGGCCCTAGTGATTCTCTGGTCAGACTTACAGGTTGGTAAGGCAGACCACAGAGGCGGGCACCTGGAGCTCATTCAGAGAGTGAATGAAACCAGGGAGAGGCTAGTCAATCTAGCCAAAAAGGAAAAGCCCAGCCGCATAGTTTTTGCAGATGTTGGTGACATCATTGAGGGGTTTGCTAATAAGGCAGACCAACACCAGCTCTACACCAATACGCTCAGTATTCAGGGCCAGATTGACCTGGCTACTACCATGACCTGGGACACCCTCAAAGCGTTATCAGCGCATTGTGAATCCATTGCCTATTTGTCAGTAGGTTCAAACCACTGCCAATGGCGTGTGAACAAACAAAAAGTTGGCACAGCGTTAGATGACTGGGGTGTCCACATTGCCCGCACCTTGGCTAGATTGAGCCATGAGGTAGGGCTACCCATCCAGTTCTATGAGCCAGACACCTGGTCAGAATCTCTGGTCCATGATGTGTTTGGTGATGGATTCCACAGGCTAGGACTATTTCACGGCCACCAGGCAAACAGGCCAGACGGCGTGCCTAACTGGATTCAAGGCCAGCAACTAGGTAATGCACCAATTGCATCAGCCACCATCTTCACCTCTGGACATTTCCACAGTCTCCAAATCCGTGAGATTGGAAACACAGAGCGGGGCTCCAGTAGATTCTGGGTCCAGGCCAAGACACTTGATTCAGGCTCCACCTGGTTCAAAAACATTGCGGGCCATGATAGCTCCACGGGTGTTGTTGTCTTGCCGCTGGAAAAAGAAAAAGAGTTCCAAGGCACGGTGCTAGTTGTCTGATTATGGCAATGGCTATCAAAGCTATGAGCAACGCAACGCTAGGACAATAAACCTAGGGGAGCAGTTGTTTGAAGCCTGGTGCAAAGAGAATGACTACGGTTGCCACCGCCTTGGCTATGATGAGAAAACAGGCATCATCCCAGGCTGGCACAAAGTAGCTCAGACCATCAGGCAGATGCCAGATTACCTAGTGACCAAAGAGAATCGCCTAGCAGTTGTCTCAGTCAAGGGCACACTGAAATTCAAAGAGCAGGACTACAAACGCCTGGACTGGTATGAGCAGACCTATGCCACACCAGATTGCCCATACAGGATTGTGATTGCCACTACCAGGGGAATCATCTGGCTCACCACGGCACAGGTTCGCCAAGCGTATGAGACCAGCACTAATCAGGGTGTTTGGCCAGATGGAAAATCCTGGAAAGAGCTAAAAATTTTAGAGACCCCCAGGGGGTAGCAAATGCCATGGAATAGCTCCACCCGCCGCAAAGACCCCCCAGGGTGGTCATCACTTAGACGGGCGGTCATAGAGCGGGCTCAGGGTCAGTGCGAACACTACTCAGAGCCATCCGATTCCTCCCCCACCGCCATGGCAATCAGATGTAGTTTTCCAGGCAGGGATGTGGACCACATAATCAATCTGGCCCAGGGTGGTAGTGATTCACTTACCAACCTCCAGCTACTATGTGAGTGGCACCACAAACAAAAGACCCAAGCCGAAGCAAAAAAGAATCGGAAGCCCAGGTCAGAGCGGCATCCAGGTGAGAAACACCCAGGCATCCTCTAGGGATACCACCCCACCATCACCATCAATAGACTTTGAAGCACCACCAGTCCCCACGCTAGGGATACTAGAGCAGACCTCTGGCACATCATTCAGGCATGCGGGTCATAACCAATCAGGTATGGGGGGCTAGCCCCTCCCCCACCCCCCTTGCTTG